TTAAAAGTCACTCCCTATGCTGACTACAACGGCAACCGATTTGGGGTTGACACTGGCACGCTGGCTGACCCCAATGGGCCGCAGTTTGTCGATTACCTGGAAGACAATCCCACAAACTGGCGCAGTGGGTTTGCCATTCTGACCTTTTTCAATGGCCGCCTACTCTGGCCGGAACTTGTCCACGACTTCGGTGATGGCTGCATTGAATTCCGTGGCGAAGTGATTGATGTCTCTGGCCTATGAGTGGCTGGCTGATCATTTTGGTCACAGTGATATACGCCGGTATATCGGTTGAACAGCTTTTTAAGGGAAACATCCCGATGGCGGTGGTTTACGCTGGCTATGCCTTTGCCAACATTGGGCTGTACTTGGCTGTTTAACGGGTCGGCAAAATCGGCATTGGCATGACAAAAGTGGAATAATCATGCTATGGCTAACAAGAAGCAACAACTAGAAGTCCCATCGATTCCCAGCTTGGGCTTTGCTCCGGAGGCGTATGAGCGCCGGTATGTTTCCGAGGTTAATGGGTCATTGAACGGCTATTTTAGAAACCTGATCAGCACGCTGGGTGCGCTGTTTGGGATCAGGGGTGGCAAGTTCTTGAACAATCCCCACGGGGCTTTTCAGGACTCAACCGACCAGGTGGCAGCCAACACGACCACAGCCTATGCCATCACATTCAATACGACAGACTTCAGCAATGGCGTGACGATTGCCAGTGGTTCTAGGATCACAGTGGCCGATAGCGGAATCTGGAACTTGCAGTTTTCCATTCAGTTTACAAATACGACCAATGCATCTCAGGATGTGGATGTTTGGTTTCGTGTCAATGGTGCAAATGTGGCAAATTCAAACAGCCGATTTGGATTTGCACCGAGAAAGGGTGTTGGCGACCCGTACCACACCATTGCGGCACTCAACTATTTCGTGAGCCTAAGTGCAACTGATTATGTTGAAATCATGTGGAGGCCAACCGACATTGGTGTTCAAATTGAGCAGTACGCTGCTGGAACAAGTCCGACACGACCAGCAGTGCCATCGGCCATTGCGACAATTAGCTTTGTGTCCAACCTACCGACAATCTGATTATGTACATACCCATCAAGCTACCTCCAGGCGTCTACCGCAACGGGACTGAATACCAATCCGCTGGCCGGTGGCACGATGCCAACCTTGTGCGCTGGTACGAGAACACACTGCGGCCCGTCAACGGCTGGAGGGCTAAGTCGGCATCAACTGTTACCGGCGCTTGCAGGTCGATCATCACTTGGCGGGACAATTCGGCCAATTCCTACATTGGCCTCGGCACTCACTCCAAGCTCTTTGCAATGGACATTTTGGGGGTCTTGAAGGACATCACACCAACCGGATTTTCAACTGGCTATATTGACAGCACATCCACCACTGGCTACGGCAAAAACCTTTACGGCAGTTTTGCCTACGGCGTGCCACGGCCCGACACCGGAACGGCAAATGTGGCTACGACTTGGAGCCTTGACACTTGGGGCGAATATTTGGTGGGTTGCTCTGACCACGATGGCAAGATTTACGAGTGGCAGCTTGGCTTTACAACACCGACACTGGCCGCACCAATTACCAACGCACCAACCAGCAACAAGGCTATTCTTGTGACTGCCGAGCGATTCCTGTTCGCCCTTGGCGCTGGTGGAAACCCTCGCAAAGTCCAGTGGTGCGACCAAGAGAACAATACCCTCTGGACGCCGGCAACAGACAACTTGGCCGGTGACTATGAACTGACAAGCTCCGGCACACTGATGGCTGGGAAGCGGGTCAAGGGCATCAACCTGCTTTTCACCGATGTTGATGTACATACAGCGCAGTATGTGGGTGCGCCATTTGTCTATGGCTTTGAGAAGGCTGGCTCTGGGTGCGGCCTGATTTCTGCCCAGGCGGTGGCTGCCATTGATACGGCGGCCATCTGGATGAGCAAATCTGGCTTCTGGATTTATGACGGCTACGCCAAGCCGCTGCCCTGCGATGTGTCTGATTTCGTTTTCAACAATATCAACCTAGACCAGCGTGCGAAGGTGCATGCTGTGCATAACAGCAAGTTTGGCGAAATTTGGTGGTTCTATCCCAGCAATGCAGGCATTGAGAACGACTCTTATGTGACCTACAACTACCGCGAAGGCCATTGGGCTATCGGCACATTGTCTCGGTTAGCAGGCACTGACGCTGGCGTTTTCACGCTGCCCCTGATGGTCGATTCTGCCGGCGAAGTCAACGAGCACGAAGTCGGGTTTGATTACGATGGCGCGACACTTTTTGCTGAGTCTGGGCCAATACAGATTGGCAATGGCGACAATGTGATGAGTATCCGAGAGGTAATACCGGATGAGCAAACCTTGGGCGAGGCTGTAGTTTCGTTCAAGACAAGGCTTTACCCAACGGGTACGGAGTCCACATTCGGGCCATACACGGCAGCAAACCCCACTTCTGTGAGGTTTTCTGGCCGGCAGGTCAACATGAGGGTGACGGGTGCGGAGTTGGCGGATTGGCGCATCGGGGTGATGCGGCTGGATGCGGTGGCGGGTGGGAAGCGGTGAGTGATCAAGAGCATTTGGAAAGGCTACGCCAGCATGTTGAGGCTGCTTTAGAATACTCTGGAGGCACACATAATTTTGACGATGTTGCTGAGATGGTTCGGGATAACAGGCTGCAACTGTGGCCGGCCAAAAACTCAGTGGTATTGACAGAGATCATTGTCTATCCGCGGCTTAAGAATTTGCATTACTTCTTGGCTGGTGGCGACCTAGATGAACTCTCAAGGATGCGAACAATGATCGAATCCTGGGGCAAGTCAATAGGCTGCACCAGAGTGACTTTGGCAGGCCGCAAGGGCTGGGCAAAGACATTTTTAAAAGATGAAGGTTACAGCCCACAGTGGGCTGTACTAGCAAAGGAGTTGTGACATGGCGACAATGGAAGAGTTATATCAGCAGTACCTGTTGACCCAGCCTGGTATCGGCGGCTCACAAAATCGATACAGAGACTTGATGTCGCAGATGCGGCCATTTGCCAACCCCTACCCTGCCGCAACGGGGTTGCTTGCTGGCGGCACTGTCGCTCCAGTAGTTCCCAAGACTCCGGCCAAAACCAGCCCTATGGGGACTTATGGCGGCGGTGGCCCTGGTTCAAGTGCAGGTGCTGGCATGACAAACTCAACATGGGACAGCATGACCGATGCCCAAAAGGCTTCGTATTATGCAGACAACCCAACGATGGCCGGCATAACTCAATTTGGTCAAAGCCTTTTTGGAAATACAACACTTGGCAGATTGCAAGGACTTTTTGCCCCTGGCTTTGTGGCTGACCAAGGCTTGATTGCAATGGGTGTTGATCCACAGGCTTATCAGGCCGCAAAAGAAACCTTTAGGCAAAGCGAAATCAACGCTATGAATCGAGCAGCGGAAGCGGAGGCAGCGGCGGCGGCACAAGCTGCCGCACAGGCCCAAGCAGAACAAGATACGGCAGCGACAAATGTGTCATCACCAACAGCGGTTTCGATGACCAGCATGCAAGACGCTTTGAATCGAGACACGGCGGCAGCAGTAGCCGCCAGAGAAGCAGACCGAAACAATTGGGCCGCCGGCATCATTGCTCAAGTCCAAGCGGATTTGGAGCAACGAGCCGCCCAGCAATCTGCTGACAATGCGGCAGCAGAAGGTGCAATCGGAAGTTACGGCGGCGGCTCTTTTGCGGAGCAGCAGGCCATAAATGATGCCATTGCAGCGGCAGAAGCACAAAGCATTTCAGACCAAAATCTTGGTGGGGATGGCGGCGGTTATGGTGGCTACAGTGATAGCGCTGGCAGTAGCAGCTTTGGCGAAGGCCAATACGCTAAAGGCGGCAAGGTCATTAAGGCTCATCTCAAAGGCCCAAATCCCAAAGGCCCAGATGAGGGCTATGGCGCACTGCTGGGCGGTGAGTTTGTCATCAAAAAATCAGCGGTTAAAAAGTATGGCGAGGGGCTGCTTTCGATGATTAACGATGGCAAGATTCCTGCCAAAAAAATGAAATCTCTACTCGGATAAGGGGCTAAAAATGTCAAAAGGCGGCAGCACAACTTCATCGACCTCAATCGATCCAGACATCAAACGGGCATTCCTTTCAAATGTGGCGCAGGCTCAAGGCGTGGCCGGCGCATTGCCCGTCCAGCAGTTTGCAGGCTACAACCCGCTGTATACGGCTGGTGAGGAGCAGCTTGTCAATACCGGCTTGGGTGGCCCAGGCATCAGTAGCACCGACTACGCTGCCCAAATGGCCGCACTCAGCGGCACATACCAGCCTGCCGAGTTGCAGGCGGCTCAAGCCAACCTGGGCATGAGTGGCCCTGGCTCAATTGGCAGCTACATGAATCCGTACACCAGCTTGGTGCGCCAGAATGCTCTGGAGGACTTGGAGTCTTCAAGACGCATGGCTATCGGGCAGACGGGTGAGCGTGCCATGCAAGCCCGTGCATTCGGTGGTTCGCGCCAAGGTGTTGCAGAGGCTTTGACCAACCAAGCGTTTGCCAAGCAGGCCGGCACTCTTGGCACTCAGCTTAACGAGTCGGCATTCAATCAGGCTGTGCAATTGCAGGCGGCTGACTTGGCACGGCAACAGGCGGCGGCTGCACAAAATCAAGCAACGGGCTTGCAGGGTGCTCAGTTTAGGCTGGCGGCGGGTGGCCAATTGGGCAACCTTGGCGCACAGCAGCAAGCCCTGCGCCTTAGCGGCGCACAGGCTGCGATGGGTGCTGGCGGTGCGCGTCAAGCCTTTGAGCAGCAGCAGCTTGATGCACTGCGCAATGTTGATCTTCAGCGCCTGGGGATTGCTCAGTCGGCACTCAGTGCGCAGCCTGCCAACTTGGGCGGCACTGTATCAACGCCATACAGCCAAAACTTAGGCGCTGGCGCTTTGGGTGGTGCTTTGGCCGGCTCTCAATTGGCGGGGCTTACGGGCGGCGCACTCAGCAGCGGCGCAGGTGCAGGACTTGGCGCATTGCTCAGTCTGTTTTAAGGAATAAAAATGGCAACCCAATTCGACTACTCAAACATCGGCAGCATATTTGGCGGTGGCGGCACGCCATCAGGGCTTGATGCGCTGCTTACCGAAGACCAGCGCAAGCTGATGGGTCGCAATGCGGCGCTGTCAGCGGCGGCTGCATTGCTGCAAGCCGGTGGCCGCAGTCCGCAGCGCATCGGCTTGGGGCAAGCCCTTGGGTCGGCACTGCAAGCGGGTCAGCAGGGCTACCAACAGGCCCGTGCTGGGTCGCTGCAAGACATGCTGCTTACTCAAAAGCTGGAGGAGGCAAAACGGGCAGAAGCATTAAGAAAGCAAATTGCAGATGTGATGACCACTGCGCCACAGCCATTGAACACGGCACAGGCCGCATTGGCTGCACCAGGCATGCCGCTTGGCCCGACTAACCAGCGTGCTGAATTGATGGACTCAATGCCACAGCCAACAGCGAATGAAACAAAAGCCAATCAATACTTGGCAATTGCAGACATTTATGCAGCTCAAGGCAAGTCTGAGGATGCACAGCGCTTTCAACAAATTGCAGAAAAACTCAACCCGCGCCCTGAAGTGACGGGTCAGCCATTTGAGGTGACTGACGCCACTGGCAAGCCAGTGCTGGTGCAGCAAATGAAGTCCGGCGCATTGCAAACCCTGCCTGGATTTGGGCCTAAGCGCGAAGTGGTGTTGCAGAGCCTTGGTGGCCGCACAGTCGCCATCAACAAGTCTGCACTTAAAGGTGGCGAGTCTTACGCTATGTCAATGACTCCAGGGGAGGTGGCGTCTAATCTTGTTGCCCAAGGCAACCTAGCTGTAAATCGTGGCAATTTAGGTATTGCCCAACGCGGTTTAGGCTTGCGGGAGGCTGAATTTAATCGCAATGCCTTTGACATTAAAGAAGGGCCAGATGGTCTGATGTATGTGCCAAAGGTTCCAGGTGGTGCTGCTATGCCGGTTATGGGCGCTGGTGGCCAGCAATTGATGCCAGGTAAAGAAGCCCCAGCAGCTTTTTCTGAGGCGGCCAAAAAGCTCAACAATTTGAAGGGCAACATCTCTGCATACAAAACAGAGCTTGCATCTGACAAGATGGTATTCCCAAGCCAAGTGCCACTGCCTTTTGGTGCAAGTATTCCATTACCAACAGGGTCAGACACTGCGAGAATGCGCGGCAAATATCAGTCTCTGTTAATGGGTGTTAAAGACTTGTACGAGCTTGGCGCATTGACCGGCCCAGATATGGGGATCATTGAGCAGCAACTTACTAACCCAGCATCATTCTCTGGTGTCTTTACTTCACGCGCCGCAATGACGGAGCAGGTCAAGGTGCTTGAGGACATGGCTGCACGGGCCGAAGAAAACCTTACATCAACTTACAAGCGAAAAATTCCAGGCGCATCAACGGCTGGCATACAGCCAGAAGCAGGTCAATTGCGCCCAACTGACATTCAGAGCATCATTGACAATTACAACCGGAGTCGCTAAATGGCCGACATGAATGAAGTCTATGACGCACTGCGTAAGGCTAATGCTGCTGGCGATGTTGAGTCGGTAGGCAAGCTGATTGCCTACATCAATTCACAGGCAGCACCAGCGCCGGTATTGTCACCACGCCTAGACATTGGCCGCGAAGCTGGCTTGGCTGTGCGCCCGATAGCGCAAGCGGCCATGACTGCTGGTGGACTGCTGCCGATGGCTGTTGACCCTTTGGTGAACTTCTTTAACTTGGCTGCTGGCACAAATGTGCCGACCATGACTCAGGCCACACAAACCAACCTTAGCCGCATGGGTTTCCCAGAGCCAAGGACAGCGCAAGAGCGCGTAGTCCAAGACATTGCTGGCGCTGGTTACGGCACGGCTGGTGTGGCAAAAGTCGCTGGACAAGTTGCGCCCATGCTGCCGGAGATGGGGCGCAATGTCGCGCAATTCTTTGCCCAAAGCCCACAGGCTCAGACGGCGGCGGCCTTGGCTGCATCCACTGCTGGCGGAATGTTGCGCGAGGGTGGCGCACCTCCTTCCCTCCAGCTTGGCGGGGCTATGCTGGCCGGCATGGCCGCGCCTGGTGGCCCAAGCCTGTCCACTACTCAGCGTGCCTTGGCCGCGCCAAGGGCAATTGTCCAGCCCTTCACCCAGCAAGGCCGCGAGGTGATGGTCGGCAATGTGCTGCGCAATGTCGCAACTGATCCGGAACGAGCCATTGCCAACTTGCAGGCCGCAAGGCCAACAGTGCCAGGTGTGCAACTGACCACTGCCGCTGGTGCGCGTGATCCTGGGCTGGCCGGCCTTGAGGGGCCATTGCGGTCTGCGACATTTGACCCGTCCAACCTGTTTGGCGCAAGACTGTCTGCCAACCAGCAGGCATTGATGGACGCATTCCAGCGTACTGCTGGCCGACCTGGCTCTATCCCTTATGCCCAAGCCAAGCGGTCTAGCATCACAGCACCAATGCGTGAGCAAGCATTTTTGAATGCGCCACCCGTATCGGTGGAGCCGGTTGCCGCAGCGATTCTTGGCATCACCAGCAATCCGGCAACCCAGCGGCAGACAGTCGATCAGGCCATGAAGTATGTGACCGACCTGCTGGTCAAGCGCGTAGACCCTGAGACAAACACCATCAACCCGATGGCGCTGTACGGCGTGCGCAAGGACATCACCGATGCTATGGCCGGCAAGCTGTCCGGCGACTTGGCAAACTTGCGTTTGGCCCGTGGGCAATTGGCCGAATTGCTGCCCGTCATTGATAGAACGATTGAATCCAGTGCGCCAGGGTTTAACAAGTACATGCAGCAGTTTGCTAAGTCATCAAAACCGATTGACCAAATGGAATTGCTGCAAGCCATTCAAAGCAGAGTGACCACAGGCCAGCCCAACATAATGACGGGTGAGCCGGTGCTGGCGGCGGCTGCACTGCGCCGGCAACTGGCTGCCAAGAGCGAAGAGATCGGCACTGATCTGTCACCGGCTGCACAGAGAAAGATTGACAACATCATCAACGAGATCAATCGAGGCCAAGCGTCAACAGCGCCAGGTGTTCGCGCACCAGGCTCAAACACCTTCCAAAACCTGAGCATGGGCAACCTGATTGGCCGAGTTTTCAGCGAGTCTATGGCAGATAACACCACACTGCGCACCATGACCCGACCATTGGATTGGTTGTACAAGCTGCCTGACCAGCAGGTGCAGCGTCTGTTGGTGGAGGCTATGCTTGATCCTCAACTGGCCGCATCAATGATGAGCAAGGCCAACATGATGAAGGTCGAGCCTTTTGCCAAGTCGCTGCGCAACAAGGCCGAGCAACTTGGCTACGGATCAATAATCGGCGCGACACCGGAGTAACTTATGGCCCTGCTTTATGAAGAGGACTTGATGCCATTCTTTGGCAACCCGAACATCCAGCGCCAGGGGGCGAAGGCCAGAGCCTTGGCCGCGCAGCGTGATGTCAACACCTTGCCTGACCCGCGCACCTATGCTGCCGTCTCTGGCCTGCTTGGCACTGCGCCTGACCAGATGGGGTTTAGTGTTCTGAATCCTCAATACGAGTCGATCATGCAGACCGCTAGACCGGCCTTTGCTACCGGCACGGCCTTGGGTGTTGCTCCATTGGCAAAGGTGTTTCAAGCTCCAGCAATGGCTCTTGGCCGCGCTGGTGAGCGTGTGGCTGAAAGGGTTGTCCCACAAATCATGCAGCGCGGCGGCTTGCCGGCTGAGTTGTTGCAGGGTATGGCTCAGGGCAGCCGGTCAAATGTCTATTTGCCAAGCACTCCATTAAAACCAAATCCCGAAGTTGGTACTCGGTACGACCGAGATTTTATGGGTGGTCTGGCGCCAAAAACGCCAGTAAAGTTGGAAGACTATCAGGGCGCTAACCTTATGGTTATGCCGTGGGATAGCACAAGCAGGAACTACAAAATTTCCGGCGTATCAGGAGAAACATTTCCGTCTCCAATCATTACTCATGGAGGCCAAGATTACGCCCGTGACTTGGCCCATATGCAGCAAGGAATTGGCGGGGCTTCTGGTCTTTCCATTGCCAAACGAATCAGGGATCGTGACAAAATTGCGCGTCAAGAAAATATCATGGCTGGCGGCACTGGAGAAATTCTTCATCTCCCAATTACGATGGGCGCTGGATCAGAAAACTTCAGTGTGATGCCGGCTCAAGGTTTGCTGCAACTTCTTGACATGCGGCAACTGTCCAAAAAACAAGTTGGCAACCTTGACGAATCCATCCGCAATTTTAAAATTGCAAAAGGCTCTGGAGAAAAAAGAAAAATCACAACGCCATTTGAAAACTTTGCTGGGCTGACCTCAGAAGAAGGCCGCATCCAATTGATGACCGGTGAGGGCATAAAGGGCACTGCTGGAGAATTGCGCAAAGCAATGGTAGATCGCTTGACTACCAAGGGCAATCAGGAATTGCTTGGATTCAATGCAGAAGACTTATCTGCTGCATTAACTGACCCTGCCCTTGCTGGTGTGCCAAAGGGATATGTCGGCAACACCGTTCTGATGACCGACCCTCTCGGTATGCACTTGAGGCCATCGTCAAACCCATCGTACAACACAGACTTCACGGCTCAATATCTTGGGACACTTGGACAAAGCGTTCCAATTGAAGTCTTGAAGCCTGGTCTGATGTCATCGTTGATGAATCAATTCTCAAAGAAAAAAGGCGATGTCCGAAACATGGCACTTGGTGCTTTGGAAAAGCGTAAAGAAGGCATATCAACAATGGTCGATCAACAGATGATTGACAACTACTACAAGTACCTTGAGCAGCAAAGAAATCTTGGCTTATTAGGAAATTGATTCGTCCATGTCAATGGACATCAATTGAGATTGAAGCGCAGCAATCGCGTCTTGCAAGAAGATGACAAAGTCAACATCATCGGATTTAAGCAAGTCACGCGAAATCTTTAGGTCAATTGAATCAAAGTCTTGCCGTGTAATTTTAATTTCTTTCATCTCATCCCCCCAAAAAACGCCGCCGTCAGTGGGTCGATCTTGATCTTTCGATTCCTCTGACGGCGGCGTGCATTTAAAAAGTCCTTATCGTCAGCGCTCATCTTGTGGCGCTTTTTGCGCATGCGCTCCGCTGCCGTAAACGACTGAGGCTTTCCTGCATCCCGTTCACTGCCCAGAGTCATCAGGGCGGTGGTCATGTTGCCGGATTTCTCATACCCATGCACCCGCACCACCCCTGCCTTGCGTAGCTCACGCACATTGTCGTATGCCGTGGTCAAGGCGCAGGGCAGCCGCACAGCTATCTCGGCCACACTCAACGG